AAATCCCCAGGTGGGACATGACTAAAAAAGATGAGTGCCAATGATAACATAGGATGAACGCTCCGTTCCGCGACTTACTTGCGTCCTATTCGCTATTCGCAAATAGCGAATGGATGAACGTATGATTATTATACCATACTATTTAGCAAATTTCTTTGTATCTTTTGTAACATTTTTGAGATAGTCTCCTTGAGACATGTGCCGTTTCTTATTTCTCTTCCCACGGATCGGGGAGATTTTGTCCTGTTGCAGCTCCCTCTTCAGCTCCTTCAAAAACTTCAAGTGGGCCTTGATACCATTCAGAGGGGTCGGGATAATTTGTCTTGGGGTCTGAGTCATACGATAGATACAATTCGTCGAGTCCATCTACTTCGGATGGTTTGCTTATAATCTTTGGTCCTGTTTCTCTTTCTTCTGCGTCCCAGTATTCGTGCATCGCTTTTACTTGCTGATCAACTTGGCGCATGGTCCTTTCCATCTTGTAATCGAGCCACCACTTAGCATACCAAGGTATTAAGAAGTGCTCACAGATAAATTTGATGGGCGGCTTTTGTTTTGCTGCCCACCATTCAAACTGTTGAATCTCAGTAGGGACACCTCCCCACCGAGTCTCAAATTCAAAGTGAAAATCCTGCGAATGACTTTGCTTCGACATCCTGTTTAATACCCCCAATGACATAAGATTCAATTTCAGTTTCCTGTGGTGCATTCTGCTGCCCCTTAGAATTCAACCAATGCTCAGTCCAAGGAAGAGGATTGGTTGACATGGGGACATCAAACACAGGTTTGATACCGATCGCTTTCATGCGACGGTTAGCAATATATTCAACGTAATGGGAGAGGAGTCTTTCGTTGAGACCGATCATACTACCTCTAGAGAAGAGATAATTTGCCCAGTCTTTTTCCTCTTGCACAGCAGAGATAAACATCTGCTTGACAGTTTCTTTTTCTTCTTCAGCAATCTCTTGCATTACGGGGTCGTCCCCTTCCGCCCACTTCTTGAGGATCTTTTGAGTAAGGACAAGATGCTGGCTTTCGTCTCGTGCGATGAGAGAGATAATTTTAGCGGATCCTTCCATAAGCTTGAGTTCACCAAACGCAAACGAGCAAGCAAATGAGACATAGAATCGGATACCTTCGAGAATGTTGACATTGGCGACTGCGAGGTAGAGTTTACGTTTTACTTCACGAAGGGCAGCATGTGCTGCAGGGACGCCATCGAGGTTGTGCTGCCACATGTTACCAGCAGCCCACTCATTAGCTTCATGAAGGAAGTCATTGTATGCTTTACATACAGACCTTGCCCTTGCCAATATTTTATCGTCATCTAGCACGGTGTCAAACACTTCGCTAGGATCTGCATACACATTCTTAATGATGTGGGTATAAGATCGGGAGTGGATCTGCTCCATGAATTCCCATACACCCATACACCCTTCCAATTCAGGAAGGGAGCAGTAGGGAGAGAATGCCATACCAGGACCACGACCCTGCACAGAGTCCAGGAGAATTTGATACTTAAGATTAGCAGTGTAGATGTGTTTCTGTTGTGAGTTTAGAGTCTTGTAGTCTGCCCTATCTTTTTGCAGAGAGACTTCCTCAGGTCTCCAGAAGTATCCAAGTTGTGTTTGTGTGAGTTTGTCAAAGTCAGGATACTTATACTCATCATAACGCTGCATCCCGAGGGGTGCTCCAAAAAACATAGGTTGTTTCTTAGTGTCAACCTTCTTCTCGTTAAATACCGTGATCCCCATCCTTGCTCCTTTCTGACTGGTAGGTTCCAAAATTGCTGACATAATATAAAAAACTATTGATTCTAGGTTTGATTCCAAAGGAGTCACAGACTGCAAGGAAGGACTCGAAGTCCTCCTGCAGATCTGGTCCCAATTCTATCTCAACTTTCCTAGACATTACAAGCGTCACATGCTTCTTCTTCTGAGCTTAGGATGTCCTCAATGAGAGCATCCAACGCAACAGCCCTTTTAATGTTGTCCTCAACATCGGGGTCTTTCTTATTATCGTATGTATTCTGATAGTAGGAAGTCTTCCAACCATATTTGTATGTATTGAGGAAGTCAGTTGCGATGATTTGCATCGGGACTTCATTGTTAGGATAATTCTCTGGGTTGTAAGACCAGTTGCCACTGATTGCTTGGTCAAAAAACTTTTGCATCACGGCGACGATCTTAATATAACCCTCATTAGAAGCCATATCCCAGAGAAGGGTATAGTTATTCTTGAGAGTATTAAACTGAGGGACAATCTGTTTGAGCGGTCCCTTCTTTGACTTCTTAATGGACAAGTAATCTCTGGGTGGTTCGATTCCATTGGTTGCATTTGACACAACGGAACTGCTCTCTGAAGGCATCTGTGCGGACAGTGTGCTGTTTCGTAGACCTGACTTTTGAATAGCGAAGCGTAGAGTATCCCAATCATAGTTGTATGTCGGTGCAACTAATTCATCAACATCCTTCTTGTATGTATCGATGGGCAGGATGCCATCGGCATACTTGGTGCGGTGGAATGCCTCACAAGGACCCTTCTCGATAGCAAGGTTGTTAGAAGCAAGCAACAGATAGTATTGGAATGCCTCTGTCAGTCTATGGATCTCACTAAGAGCAGCAGGATCATCATACTTAAATCCAAGTTTGGCTAGGTAATGTGCCAGACCGATGTATCCAATGCCCAAGGAGCGCCTTGCATAGGTGCTACGACGTGCTGCAGCGACGGGGTAGTCCTGATAGTCAATCAACTCATCCAGACCCCTCACAGCGAGGTCACAGAGGTTTTCCAGATCATCCACCCTCTTCAACTTACCGATGTTGATAGCAGACAGAATGCACAGGGCAATCTCACCATCAGCGTCATCGATATGGTTGATGGGATCTGTGGGGAGAGTAATCTCCTGACACAGGTTGGACATGTTTACCTTGTCCTTGAAGGAAGAGTGAGAGTTGCAGTGGTCGATATTCATAAGATAGAGACGACCAGTCTCTGCCCTCTCCTTAAGGATGTCCAGGATCAATTCCTGGGCACCGATTGTCTTACGGGGAATAGATTGGTCTTCCTCGTATTGGGTATAGAGAGTGTCGAAAGCATCAGTGCCAAAAGCATCATATAGACCAGGCACGTCATGAGGACTGAAAAGGGTGACGTTTTCATTCTTGATAAACCGCTCGTAAAACAGTTTACTAATTTGAATTGAGTAGTCAAGCTTACGGACACGATTATCCTCAGTCCCTTTATTATTCTTAAGGACAATAATGTCCTCTATTTCTTGGTGCCAGATGGGGAAGTGGACAGTTGCGCTTCCGCCTCGTATGCCATTTTGAGTGCAGCAGCGGACAGTCGCTTCAAACTTTTTAAGGAAAGGGACAACACCTGTGTGCGCCACTTCTCCACCTCGGATCTTACTGTTGATGCCACGGATTCTGCCTGCGTTGATACCGATTCCCGCCCTTTGTGCAACGTATTGGCCAATTGCCATATCAGAGCTAAAGATAGAATTGAGGGTGTCATCAACATCAACAAGAACACAGCTAGCAAATTGTCGAAGTGGAGTTCGCACTCCTCCCATGATAGGTGTGGGAATGTTGAGGAGGTGCTTGCTGATTGCGTCGTAGTATCGTTTGACATAATCGAGACGGGTCTCCTTAGGATACTGTTGGAATAGAGTGGCAGCAATCATGATATACATTTGCTGTGGAGTCTCATAAAGACGACCACTGCTTCTATCCTGCACGAGGTATTTATCAGTGACCTGACGTAAACCTGCATAAGTGAAGAGATAGTCACGATCATGATCGATGAAAGCATCAATCTGTGTCCATTCTTCTTCAGTATATGCATTAAGGAGTTGTGCGTCATAGACACCCCACTCAACGCATCGAATCAAATGTGTGTAAAGACTAGGAGCATTGTCTGGATGGTCCCCATAGACCTGCTTCCTCAATCCAAACAGAAGCAGACGTGCTGCAACGTATTGATAGTTAGGTGACTCCAGAGTGATCAGATCATTAGCAGATCTGATAAGAATTTCTTGGATGTCTTCTGTCTTAATGCCATCAAAGAATTGGAGATTAGCATTCATCTCCACTTGAGACTCAGATACACCACTCAGCCCACGGCAAGCGTGCTCAACCATAGTATGAATCTTGTCTAGGTCTAGACCCTCAACAAGACCATCTCTCTTGACAACGCTAATCTCACTCATACCTTTTTCCAAAATGTTAGTTTAACTTTTGCTTCCATACCTTGATAGGTATTTTTATTGATCAGGGATCTAACGTCCCTACCTGCCAAGACCATATCATTTAGGTCTTTCTCTTTCACTTCCTTCGGGAAGATGACTACCTTATGTCCTTGCTCGGCGGCTTTAGTAATCTTTGCAACGATCTCTCGGTTTCTCGGTTCATTGTCGAAGACGTATACGAATCGATAATCATAACCGCTGAGGTCAACATCGCTACCACACATAGCAATAGCGTTGGCAAGGAAAGTGGAGTCGAGAGGTCCTTCTGTGACATAAACTTCTTGTGTAGGATCTACTTTGTCCATACCATAGATCTTTGGTTGACTTTTGTCAAATAAGATCGTGACATACCGAAGGTTAGACTTCGGTGCGAGGGACCTCCCTTGGACACCAAACCACTTACCATCAGCATCTATTAGAGGGATGATGATTCGTGGACGGTCATTCTGAAGATTCTCAAAGTAGTTTGGTATCTGACTATTTACCCAACGCTTGAAGCGATCGGTGTAAAAAAGAGAAGCAAACTTATCCTCAGGGATCTGTCTCTTCTCTAGAAATTCTCGGGCAGGGTGTCCACTATTTAGCTCACTGATTGGTGTTAGACCTGATACCTTTTTAGCAAAGTGTGGTCGTGCTTTTATCTCTAGTGGTTTCTCCTTAGGTCTGAGTGGTTTTCGATACCTCTCCAAAAGATATTCTGAGTAGAGATCGGGACTCTGATCCTTCAGAAACTTAGCAACACCCTTAGAGATTCCACAGTTGTGGCACTTGAAGAAGTAGTCACCATCTCTGGGGAAAAAATATCCTCGCGCCTTTGACTTCTGCTTCTGACTATCCCCACAATAAGGGCACCTGAAATTATAGGTGCCCCCTTGGTTCTTGAATCTATCAAGTCGGACGCCTGCCTTCTCGATAAATCTTGCATCGACAAAACTCATACAGGTCGAATGATCTCTACTCCTGGTAGTGTAGCAGACGATCCAGTAGGAGTCAATCGTAATCCCAGATGAGGTAGCATCTGTAATACAAAGATGACTGCACCAGCACTCATGGTGACCATCCAGAGCATCTTTTGATTATCGTCTACCTTCTTCTCTAGAGACTCTAACTTCTCTG